GAGGTCGCCAAGACCCTGCGCGCCCTGGGCGATGTGCAGCTCGATGACGACCAGGTGAGCCGCGCCGCGCAGGCGGTGTTCGAGGCGCAGGCCATCCGCGAGGGCGATAGCGAGGCGGGTGTCGCCTGGGCCAAGGTCCGCCTCGCCCGCGAGGCCGGCCAGCGCGACGCCCGCCGCATCGCGCTCCTGGAGAAGAAGGCCGCGCTCGCCGACCAGGCCGAGAAGATCGTGGGTGACAAGCAACTAACCGAGGCCGAGCAGGCGCAGCGTTTGCGCGGCCTCTTCGGCATGGGCTGACAACATCATGGCCGACCGCAAAAAAGACGCCCTCGAACAGCTCCGCCTCCAGGTGGAGACCGCCAACCGCCAGGCGCGGGAGAACCGCCTGTGGGCGATGGAGCTGCCCCAGCTGCGCGCCCTCGCCGCCACCCACAAGCTCGGCACCACACACTCCGGGTGGGTAAACCCCTACCCGAAAAACGACCCGCGCTCGCTCTACCTGGAGTATCAGTTCCCGATCCACCACGACCGATCGCGCTTTAAGTGCGTGCTCGCCTCGCGCCAGACGGGCAAGGACTTCACCCTCGAAGGCGAGGCCGTCGAGGATTGCTACGCCCAGGACGGCACCAAGTGGATGATCGCCGCGCCGTCGGAGCGTCAGTCCCTCACCTCGCTCGATCAAGCTAAGCTGTGGGCCGAGGCCTGGGAGCTGCATATCGAGGATCTCCAGCTCAAGCGCGAGGGCGGCCCCGGCACCCTGCTTAAATCCGCCGAGATACTCTACTCGAACGGCTCGAAACATTTCGCGGTCCCCGGCCGGCCCGACACCGTGCGCGGCGAGAGCACCAACGTGGGCCTCACCGAGTTCGACTTCTTCGAGCAGCCCGCCGCCACCTGGCGCGCGCTCCTGCCCTCGATAATCAATCCCCTGCGCGGCGGTGAGAAGAAGGTGCGCATCATCACCACGCCCAACGGCAAGGGCGGCGCGATGCACAAGATCTGGACGAAGGAAGACACCGCGAAGATGCGGTGGTCGCGCCATTTGGTGACGATCTACCACGCCGTGCTCATGGGCCTGCCGGTGGACATCGACCAGCTGCGCGAGGCCATGGACGATCCGGATGGCTTTGCCCAGGAGTGCGAGTGCGAGTTCCTCGACAGCTCCAACGTCCTCCTCCCCTACGATATTATCGCGCAGGCGGAGAGCGCCGAGGCCCACGAGTTTGCCGATCCGTCTTTCTGGGATGCTAAGGGTGGCGAGGTCATACTCGGCATCGACTTCGGCCGCACCAACGATCCCACCGTCTGCTGGGCGCTGGAGCGCGTCGGCGACGTGCTCTGGACTCGCGAGGTCCTCGCCGAGCGCGGCATGAGCACGCCCGACCAGGAGGGCATGCTGGCCCGGCGCATCGCCCGCGCCTCCCGCGTGTGCTTCGACTACACCGGCCCCGGCATCGGCCTGGGCGACTACCTCGTGCGGCAGCACGGCGAGTGGAAGCCGGAGGCGCACAAGTATGGAAAGATCGAGCTGTGCACCTTCACGGCGGGATTTAAGCGCGAGATCTTCCCGCGCCTGCGCCGCGCCTTCGAGGCTCCGGTCAAGGTCCGCGTGCCGATCTCTGTTACCGTGCGCGAGGATCTTCACGCGATGAAGCAGATCGTGCGCAACGGCGAGTATAGCTACGCCGCCCCCCGCACCGCCGAAGGCCATAGCGACCGCTGCACCGCGCTAGCCCTGGCGCTGCGGGCGGCGGGCGACGGCACCTTCTCCTCCGGCCGCTTCGGCCGCGTGCGCTCCGGCCGCTCCGTCCGCGCCTCTCGTGCCATCCAATCCCGCCGCAACCGCGAAGCCGTCGGCTGATTGCCGCTCAAACACCATGTGCCCACAAATCGATTTTAAGGCCCCTATCTGCCCCCCTACCCGTCCGAAGACACCGACCGAGGGCTCCGCGCCCGTTTGCAAGGCATTGCAAGGGGGTTTGCAAGGGGGTCGGGTCGTCGATCTGCAACGCGGTTTCGCGCTCATCGCCCAGATCGGGGGTGCGCTGTGATCGCCCGTCTGCGCAAAATCGACAAGTGGCGCTCGCAGTTCAACCCCCTGCGCGGCCTCAACGTCCAGCGCGCGGTCTCGCTCCTGGAGCAGGCCGAGGGCGGCCAATACGCCGATCTCATGTGGGCGTATCGCATGATCGAGAAGCGCGAGCCCACCTTGCGCGGCCTCAAGCGGCTGCGCCTCTCCGCCCTCTCCAAGCTCGATTGGGACATCAAGCTCGCCGACTCCAGCCGCGCTGCCAACGCGCAGGCCAAGGCGCTGCGCGCCGCCTACGACAAAGTGGCCAACCTCAACCGGGCGCTCCGCCACCTGGCACTCGCGGAGTTCCGCGGCTTCGCCCACCTAGAGAAGGTCTATGAGGGCGACAACCCGCTCGCCCCGGTCATCAAACTCGAAGCGGTGGAGCAGTGGCACTGGCTGCGCGATGGCCTCTACGGCGAGTGGCAATACAACGCCGCCGCCGCCCAGATCTCGCGCGGCCAGGCCATCGACACCCGCCACTTCATCATCCGCGAGGTCGATGACCCCATCAACGAAATCGCCTTCTTCTGCTACCTACGGAAGAACCTCTCGCAAAAAGACTGGGATGCGTTCGTGGAGACCTACGGCATCCCGCCGCTCTTCGTGGAGATGCCGGCCAACGTGCCTCCCGGCAAAGAGGGTGAATACCAGGAGATGGCCGAGGCCGTAGTCGGCGACATGCGCGGCACCCTGCCCAACGGTGCCAAGCCGCACACCCTCGGCGACGGCGCGCGCGGCGCGAACCCCTTTAGGGACCACCTCGACTACCAGGACGAGCAGCTCGTGCTGGCCGGCACCTCCGGTAAGCTGACCATGCTCACCGCCTCTACCGGCCTCGACGGCGGCGGGCAGGCCGGCGCGCACTCCGACACCTTCGACGAACTCGCCATCGCCGAGGCGGGCGAAATCTCCGAGATCATGCAGGAGCAGTTCGACGCTCCGCTGCTCGCCCGCCTCTTCCCCGGCCAGCCGGTGCTCGCCTACTTCCAGCTCGCCGCCGAGGACAAGGCCGACATCGGCCAGATCCTCGACCACGCGCTCAAGGCCACGCAGGCCGGCTACCAGATCGACGCCGCCGAGCTGGCCGAAAAGACAGGCTACAAGCTCGTCGTGCGCCCCCCCAGCCCCGGCCCCGGCTTCGGCACCGCCGGATTCCCCGTTCCCCAGACGCAGAACCGCGACACCGGCGTGGCCGAGGCGCGCGACCAGCTCTTCCGCGCCGAGGCCCTGCGCACTCTCTCCGCCGCGCAGTCCGCCGCGCTCCGCCCGCTCGTCGTGCGCATGGTCGCGGTGGCCGAGGAGGAGGACGATGCGAAGTTCGACGCCGCCCTTGAGCAACTCCGCGCCGACCTGCCCGCGCTCGCCGCCGAGATCCTGAAGGGCGACGCTACCGGCGAACTCGCCAAGGCCTGGGAAAACATCCTCGGCCCGGCCCTCCTCTCCGGCGCGGTCGAGGCCGCGCAGGCCCGCGCCGCTGATGCCGTGACCCGCAACCGCTCCGCCTCCGGCCTGCTTGGCTGGTTGCACTCTCTCTTCCGCGCATGAAAAACCAAACTTACCACCTCGCCCTGGGCGCGGCCCTCGCACTCACGCTCAACCGCGCCACCGACGCGGCGGGCGCGCCGTCCGACAAGTTCACCCTGCCCGCCGACGGCTGGTTCCAGATCGGAGCACCCGGTGAAATGTCGAAAGAGCTGGAGATGCCCGGCGGCAAGAAGGTGCGCATCCGCCAAGTAGTGACGGCCGACGATCTGGCGAAGATCGCCAACCGCGTGCAGACGTGGGCGGCCGAGCCGGGCTTCGACGGCCTGCTCGTGGACTTCGACCACGAGAGCGCCGACCGGAACAAGAGCACCCGCGCCGCCGCCTGGGTGTTGAACGCCGAGCGTCGCGCCGACGGGAAGCTCTGGGGCCAGCTGCGCCTCTCCGCCGCCGGCCGCGCCGCGCTCGAAGGCGGCGACTTCCGCCACTTCTCGCCCGTGCTCGGCTTCGAGCCCCGCGACTACGCCGAGGGCGAGGAGGCGCACCCCGTCGCCCTGCTCGGCGGCGCGTTCACCAACCAGCCCACCTTTCGCGGCATGCTGCCGCTCTCCAATCGCGCCGACGCTCTCGGCGCTCCCCTTTCCCCCGTAACCACCACCACCATGAAAAAAGAACTCGTTATCGCACTCCTGGCCGCGCTCGGCCACAGCGTCGCGGCCGATGCCTCCCCCGAGGTCATTGATGCCGCTGTCATCGAAGCCACCTCCAAGGCCGGCACCAAGGCCGCCGACATGGCCGCCACCACCAACCGCCTCAAGAAGCTCGAAGAAGAGCAGATCGAGCGCGACCTCGACGCCCACGGCCTGAAAGGCCAGGCCCGCGAGCAGGCCAAGGGCTTCCTCACCAAGAACCGCGAAGAAGGCCTCGCCTTCATCGCCGCGCTCTCCGGTGGCGACGTCAACTACGCCCGCACTCACAACCGCGAGCAGGCCAAGCCGCCCCTCGGCGAAGCGAAGAGCGCCGAAGAGGCGACCGCGCAATTCGAGGCCAAGGTCACCGACTACAAGACTCGCAACCGCTGCACCTACCAGCAGGCCCACGACGCCGTGCGCGGTGCCGAGCCCGCTCTTTACGCCCGCTCCATCGGCTGAGGCCCGCCGCCTCCGCCTTCAACCGTATCCACCGCTAGAAATACACGAACACCCGACCCACCCAACACCATGATCGTCCGTCACGACCAAATCATCCCCCTGACCCCGACCGCCGACCACTCGGCGCTCGAAGGTCACTTCGTCAAAAACTCCTCCGGCTCCGCCGCCCTCATCGCCGCCGCCACCGAAATCCCGGTGGGCGTGATCGTGGACGGCGAGCCCGCCAACGGCAAAGACTCCGTGGCCCTGCAGGGCTTCGCCGGCGTCGTCACCGTGAAGCTCGCCGCCACTCCCGGCACGGTAAACCCGTTCACGGTCCTCACCCTCGACGGCACGACCCTCGGTGCCGTGCGCGCCGATCCCGGCACCGGCAACCGCGTGCAAGTCGCCATCGCGCTCCAAGCGGGCGTGGCCGGCGAGCTTATCCAGGCCCGCCTCATCCAGCCTGTTTCACTCAGCTAAACCCAACCACTCCCTAACCGGAACCCGACCCACCCAACACCATGAGCAAACGTGCAAACGCGTCCTACAACGGACGCCTCACCAACTACGCCTTCGGCCTCGCCCAGGACCTGGGCTCCAGCCTCGCCGAGTTCATCGCCCCGTCCGTCGCGACGGGCGTGAGCGCCGGCCAGTTCAAGAAATACGACACCAAAAACGCCTTCCAGACCTACGACACCGCGCGTGCCCTGGGCGGGGGTGCCACGCGCATCAAGATGGAGTCCACCGACCCCTTCTACAACTGCCTCCCGCAGGCGTTGGAGATCGCGGTGGACGACGCCGAGCGCGACAGCGCGGGCGATACCCCCGGTGCGCAGGCCGCGCTCGATGAGAGCAAGGTCAGCACTCTGGTCAGCTCCTCCACGATCAGCCATGAAAACAAGGTCTTCGCCAAGATCGCCGCCGCAGTAGCCGCCGTCGGCTCGCGCGGCGTGTGGTCCAGCGCGGACAACGATCCCGTAAAGGAGCTGGATGAGCAGATCCAGGCGATCGCCATCGCCACCGGCCTCATGCCCAACCGCATCGCCTTCGGCCTCGGTGCGTGGCAAGTCTTCCGCAACCACCCCAAGACCATCGCACGCCAACCCGGCGCGGCCCTGATCGGCCTCACCACCGGGCAGGCCGCGCAGATGTTGCTGAACCCCGGCATGGAGATCCGCGTGGGCGTGCTGTCCAAGGACACCACGAAGTTCGGCGCGGCCAAGGCCGCGACGAACATCGTCGGCGCGGAGGTCTATGTGTTCTACGGCTCCAACAGCCCCACGATCTACGACCCGAGCTTCTGCAAGACCTTCATGACCCGCCGCGGCGGCGTCGATGCGGTGCGCACCTACCGAGAGGAGTCGGCCCGGTCCGACATCCACGCGGTGGACTGGAGCGAAGACATCCAGGTCATCAGCACCGAGTGCGTGAAGCGCCTCACGATCACCTAACCCGCCTACCCGGCGTTTTCTCCAGCCCCGGCCGCCCTGTCGGCCGGGGCTGCATGGAGACTCCGGACCTCCACCCCCCCACCATCATGGCATGGATCACTATCACCGACGCCGCCATCCTCGGCAAATCCGCCGGAGCGGAGGTTGACGCCGCGCGTTCGGCCGCGCTCGCAATCGGCCAGACCGACCCCGTGCCCGGCCTGGTCGAGCAGATCGTGCGCGAGGTGCGCGGCTACGTCGCCGCCTGCAAAGACAACAAGCTCGGTCCCGCCGGGACCATCCCCGATGAGCTGCTCGGCGCGGCGCTGAACCGCCTGCGCTTCGAGTGCGCCACCCGCCTGCCCGGCGGTGCGCTCCTGGACGAAGATCGCCGGGCCGCGAACCGCGATGCCATCGCCATGCTCCGCGATGCCGGGGCCTGCCGAATCGTGCTGGAGCAACCCGACACCCCGAGCACCGAGATCCTCGCCTCGCAACCCTCTCCGCGCTGGAAGGCGCGCGGCCCCCAATTCTCCCGCCGCCAGCAAGACGGCGCATAATCCCACCCCATGCTCATCACCGAACCCATGCCCTATGCCGAGGCCCTTTCCGCGATCGCGCGCCGCACGCCGGTGGGCTCGGTGCTGAACTCGGCCGAGTGGGCGGAGGTGCCGCTGGCGCTGCGGGATCGCGCGTTTTTCTCCGCGCAACAGACCAACGTGACCTTCTTGGCCAAGGCCAAGCAGGGAGTGGAGGGCCTGGTCGCGGGCAAGACCGACCGCGCCACCCAGCGCCTCGGGCTCCGCCGCATCGCCGAGAGCCTCGGGATGGCCCCGGCCGGCGGCGATGGCTCGGGCGGGTTGGGCGACATCGGCAGCGACGCGCGGCTGAACCTCATCCTCGATACCCAGCTCAAGCAGGCGCAGGGCTACGGGAACTTTGTCCAGGGCAACGAGCCCACCGTGCTGGAGCAATGGCCCGCCCAGGAACTGATCGACACCAACCCCGGCAACACGGGCAAGCGGCGCAACTGGGCCGCTCGTTGGCTCGCGGCGGGAGGCTCGTTCTTCGGCGGGCGTATGATCGCGCTGAAGAGCGATCCGATCTGGGCCGAGCTATCGCGTTTCGGCACGCCGTATCCGCCGTTCGACTTTAACTCCTATTGGGACGTGCAGGACGTGGACTACGACACCGCCGTGGAAGCGGGCGTGCTAAAGCAGGGCGAAGCGGTCGAATCGGCTGTGCCGGATTTTAACGAGGCGCTGGAGGCCTCGTTGCCGGAGTCGGGCAGCGAGTATGCACGGCTCCTGCAGGCGACGTTCGGCGATCAGCTGGACGTGAGCCCGCAGGGCAAGCTGATCTGGCAGGGCACGCGCGTCTCCAAGCTGTTTGAAGGGGCGCTGGCCGATCCGCAGTTCAAGCGCTCGCTCAGCCTGGGCACGGGCACGACCCGCACCCGCGAGCTGGCCCGCGCCGCCGGGGTGGAGCTGAAGCCGGAGGCGGTGCTTAATCTCGACGCCGACCACATTCGCAAGGTGTGGCGCGATCACGGGCCGGGCGGCGAAAAACGCGGAGACCAGCGTCCCCTCGCCGCGCTCGATTTTGAGTTGTTGCCCCATGTGTGGCGCGAGCCGGATGCGGTGCGCGCTGGAGATGAGCCCGGCGATCTGGTGTTTGAGAAAAAGCTGCTTGATCGCTCGGTGGTGGTGACGTGGAAACCGGCGCCGAAGAGCGGCGCGTTGCGCCTGCAAACCTTCTACGTCAAAAAAGAAGAAGGAGGCACCCGGTGAAAGGTGCCTCCCTTGCCAGCCAGTGCCCGATGCCTTGCGGCCCCGAGCGTAACGTCCGTGACGGCGCTCGCTGCGCAGGGGAAAACAACCCGGCGGCGGTGTGCCTGTCAATCGCGGGAGGTCGCGCATGAGCTTCGGTCTCCAGATCAAGGTCGAGTTGATCTCGGGCGATCCGGCGGCGGCGCGGCGCTTCCTGGCGGCGGTGCAGCCGGCGGCGATCAACCCCATCATCGGGCGCTCGGCTGTGAACCTCTTCCGCGATCACTTTTTCAAGCTCAACGCGGAGCGCCCGAACAAGCTCGGCGGCAAGCGCACGCAGTTTTACGGGGACGCGGCGCGCGGCACTTCGGCGACCGTGTTGCCGGATGGCGCGCTGGTCTCTGTCAACCAGGTGGGCATCCGCCAGCGGTGGAAGGGCGGCACCATCCGCCCCGGACCCGGCAAACAGTGGATCACGATCCCGGCGCGGACGGAGAGCTACGGCAAGAGCGCGCCCGAGTTCAACGATCTGCGCTTCGTGCTCTTTCGCAAAAACAACAACCCGCTGGCCGCTCTGGTGCGCAACGAATCCACCAAGCTTAAGCGCAAGCGCGACCGGAAGACGGGCGAGGTCTCGCTGGTCTCGGCCGGCGAGCAGGGCGGCGAGATCCTGTATTGGCTCAAGAAGTCGGTGACGCAGCGGCCCGACCCTTCGGTCGTGCCCTTGCCCGACGTCATCTACGGCCGACTCTTCGCCGACATCGGCGGCTACCTTGATCGCGCCATCGCCGGCCGCCCCGGCACCGGCGGCCAGCCTCCTCTCACCATCGACGTCTGAACATGTCCACGCCCATTATTCTCTCACCGCTCGAACGCGACCAGGCAGACTTCTTCGGCCGCCTCAACGCCGACGCCTTCTTCGCCGACATCGGGCTCTACCTCTTCCGCCCGCGCGCGAACCTCGCGGCTACGGCCATCGTGCAGGGCATCGAAGGGGCGCTGAATTGCTTCGCGCTAAAGGGCGGCAAGGGCGGCGCGGCGGTGACGGTGCTCATGCCCACGGGCGACTCGCCCGATGGTAACGTCGGCGGGCCGGAGCTGGAGGAGCGCATAACAGTGCGGGTGCAGGAGCTGCCACTTACCAACATGGGCGCGCAGGGCACGCTGAAGAGCGCGGAGAGCATCGCCCTCGAAGTACTGCGCCTGCTGCATCACTTTCGCAGTGGCGGGCAGACGTGGTATGCCGACAACCAGGCACTCACGCCGAATCTGGAATTTGCGCCGAAGGTGACCTACGACGTCACCTTCCGCCGCAAGCTCGCCTTGAGCACGCGGGCTAAGAGCACCGCGCCCCTGCTCACGCCCGGCGGCGACTACATCGTTGTGATCCAGGCGGCGGCGGGCGCGGCGATCTACTACACCGTGGATGGCAGCTACCCCGCGCCGGGCGCGGCGGGCAGCACCCTCTACAGCGGGCCGGTGAACTTGCTCCCGCCGGCCACCCTGCGCGCCGTGGCCTACGAAACTGGCAAGGCCGCGAGCAACGTGGTGCAGGTGACGGTGCAGAGCGTGGCCGACTTCTCCGCCGACTTCTTCGACGACTTCGCGAACTGAGCCCATGCAAAAAATCCTCCTCACTCTCCTCGCCCTGCTCCTCCCGCTCTGCGCCGCCGCGCAGACGGCCAAGACGCGCGACGATCTCTACACCGAGATCGACGCGCAGCTGCCGAGCAGCGGACAGAAGCAAATCACCGCCGCAATCTTGCGCTCGGTAATCAAGAGCACCGTGGCCAGCTCGCGCAACGAGCTGAGCGACGGTCCGCCCACCCACCTGCCCGCCTATGCCAACGAGGCGACGATCTCGGTGGAGACGGCCGGCATGGGATGGGACGAGCTGGGCAGGTTCACTCTCCAGACGCCGGTGGGCGCGTTCCAGGTTTACAGCGTAGGCTCGCCAGCCGTGCCGACGCTGTATTGGCCCGGCACCATCGTCTCAAATAAATCTGAGTCCCTGGCCACGACTACCACCCTGCCGGCATCCAACATCACGGCCGGGCTAGGTAATGAAGGTATTCCCCTGCCGGTGATGCGGAACTCATTTATGCCGCCGTTTGATAGGCTTCAGGCGGGCTCTGCCTACGCCGGCACGAATGGCATCCCTTACGTGATGGATACCGATTACTTGGGCAATGAAACCGAGCCGACGGTGGGCGTGTATTGGGCTCAAGTAAACGTGGTGGCCGGGGGGACTTCCGCCTACAATGAAATGCGCGGCCGCTACCGCACCCAGGCGCAAGCTCTCACCGACCTCGGTCGCCTCACCGCCACGGCTTCCCTCGACTTCCCGAGCATCGCCGCCGGGGCACAGGCCGACCTCACCATCTCGCTCAGCGGCGTGGTAGTGGGCGACTCGATCTCGCTCGGGCCGCCGGCCGCGCCCGCCGCCGGGCTCATGTTCTATGCCTTCGTCTCTGCCGCCAACACCGTGACGGTGCGCGCGGCCAACATCTCGGCCGCGCCGGTAGATGCGGCCGCAGCCACCTTCCGCGTCACCAAGTTCTGACCCCCTTTCCCACCATGAAAACGCTTCTCCTCTCCCTCCTGGCGCTCGCCGCCTGCTCGCTGGCCTCGGCCCAGCAAACCATCGAGTTCCGTAGCCCGACCGAAATCATCATCGACGGCGCGCCCGCCGGCAAAGTCGTGGACGTGATCCAAAACTACCCCGACCGCGCGGCCGCGATCCAGGCCGCGCTGGAGGCCTACTGCGAGGAGCTGGCCCGCACGGGGGCGGCCAACGCGGTGACAATGGGCTTTGGCGCGGTCACACAGGTGACGCCTCTCCAAATGCGCCGCGCCCTTAACGCGACCGAACTTCGCGCGGCAGTGGAGGCAGCGGTGGCCGCCGCCGATCAAGACGCCCGCGACGCCTGGCAATACGCCTCCGTGATCCGGCGCGACGACCCGATCCTCGCCGCCATGGCCGCCGCCCTTGGCAAGACGCCCGAGGAGATCGACGAACTCTTCGCCCTGGCCGCGCAATTGTGAGGCCCACCTCAATGAGCACACGTCTCCTCACCTTCCCCTGGCTCCTGCTAGCCGCCCTAGTTGCCACTACCCCGGCCTGGGCGCAAATCTCGCCGGGCACCTACGCCGAGTGGATCGCCAGCCACGGACTTACCGGCGACGCCGCCGCACACACCGCAGACCCCGACGGCGACGGTCTGCCCAACCTCATGGAATACGCCCTCGACGGCTGCAATCCGACCTTGGCTGATAACACAAACCGGACCGCCTTCGTCTTCGGCCGGCGCGCCCTCGCCGAGCTGCCCATCGAAAACACGGCTTCGATCCAAGTAGTGGCGGCGGGCGCGCCGGGGGAAACGGCCTTCCACGTCGGCCTCCGCTACCGCCCGCGCCCCGGTGTCGTGGGCATCCGCTACTACGTCGAGTTGAGCGAGCAGACGCAGGGGCTGCTGCGCTGGTTCCGTGGCCGCAACACCATCCTCGAGGTGGATGACATGCCAGTCGCCGGTGACCGCATCGGCTGGACCATCCAGCTCTTCGACCAAGCTACCTTCAAACGCGCTTTCCTCCGCCTGCGCGTGGAGGTGGTGGCGGACTAAGTCTCCACCCATCCCAGACCCACTCACCCACCGAAACACCCGACCCACCCACACACCATGAACCTAGCAAAACTACTCGAAGGCCCCGCCGTCTTCTTCCATCGCGGCCAGATCTTCCACTCTCGCGGCGGCGCGCAGCTCGCGCCCACGGCCGAGGCCTTCGCGCTCGACACCGACGCGCACGGCACCATTGACCAGCGCGCGCTCAATAACGCTCTCGCCCTCACTCTCACCCCCGTCGGCGTCTGGACTCAGCCGCAGATCGACGTGCTCTGGCGCTGGCAAAACGCGCGCAACGGCCAGCTGCTGACGCCGCGCTACGACGTGCTCTCTATCGACACCGCCGAAGACGAGGTGACGCTCCTGGGCGACACCTCCGGCGAGCTGGCCTACCTGAATTTCCCGCGCAAGGGTTGCCCGGTCGAGCTGGCCACGTGGGGCGCCGCCCCGGCCGGTCTGGTGGCAGACACGCTCTACTATGCCGGCGTGCCCGACGCCGCCGCGCCGAACGTCATCACCCTGCATGCCACCGAGGCGGCCGCCATCGCGGGCACGGATAAGATCAACATCACCGACGCCGGCACGGGCGACCACGCCTTCATCGAGCAGGAGCCGCTCATCATCCACACTTTCGAGAATCGCCGCATCGTATTCCCCAACGCGGCGGTGGTGAGCATGCCGCCGATCCTGCACTCGGCGACGCAGACTATGATCGGGCAGGTGGGCTTCGCCGCCTTCCGCAAAAACAACGCGCCATGGAGCGCGGAGAATAGCCTCTACGCGGTCTCCAAGGCGCTGCTCACCGACACCCCGCCGGACAAGGCCAACATCCCCACCCAGGAATACGCGGCCGCCTGGGGCGCGGCCCCGTGGGCTGCCTTCAAATTCCGCGACGCGGCCACGCTCACGCCCACCCTCACCACCTCCGTGGTCGGCAACGATGCGCGCGGGGATCTCGGCCTCAAGATCCAGAGCGTAGGCGCTACGGCCGTAGGACAGCCGGAGGGCTTCACCGAAGCGCAGTTGCTCGACATCCTCGGCATGCAGGGCGCTGGCAAGGCGCGGGGTGCCTCGAAGATCCGCGCCAACCTGGTGCTCACCGGCTCGGGCGTGCACAACACGATCTACAACGCGGCTGCAACGGCGCTGCCGCAGACCTTCGACGTGACTTCGCCGCGCGCGGGGCAGATCGCCTTCGTCTCGGCGCGCACGCCGGGCTCGCCCGCCTTCCGCATCGGCACGGCCGCGCCTGTGTGATCCCTGGCCACGCTCTACTAGCTCTACCCGCTTACTAGCTCCAAAATGCGCACGACCTTCGGCACCGCAGAACTCGCCCACCCCAACCCGGCCCTCGGTCGGGTGGGCACGGTGGGGCTCGCGCTCAACGGGCGGCAGCTGGTGGACGAGGTGGAGTTTTTCCGCGCCGCCCGCCTCGCCGTCTTCGCGCGCGGCGTGCGGTCGCAGGAGGCCTCGTTCGCGGTGCATCGCTTCTTCGCGAGCGAGGCGGCGGCGCTGGTCTTCGCGACCACGCACCACAACGACCTGCCCAACCAGGCGGACCTCATCCTCACGCTCGACGGGCAGACGGTGGCACTCGCCAACGCCGCCCTCCAAGGCGTGCAGCGCGAGGAGTGGAGCGGGTGCTACGTGCGCATGCGCTACACCTTCATCGGCTCCGCCTGGAGCACCGATGCCTCGCCACTCCCCGACCCAGATCCCGATATGACACGCCGCGCCAACCTTGCCCTCGATACCGACGCCACCTCGGTGGCAGTCGTCTTCTCCTCCGCCCTTTCCGGCGTGCCTTTCGTCCAGGCCACCGTGCTCATGCCGACGGTGGGCGGCGACGTGATCTTCGCCAGCGTGATCGAGGATACGATCACGGCGGCGGGGTTTACGGCCGCGCTCTCCGGCCCGGTGCCCGGCGCAGGCTACAAGCTCAGCTACCGCGCTGAGGTCTAAGGCACGAGCGGTCGCGCGAAATCCTAAATTCCAAGCAGCTAAATCCTAAAACAAACCCATGAAACACGTCCTCTCCCTCCTCGCCCTCTGCATCGCCGCTGCAAGCGCCGTGCAGGCCGCCGTGCCGTTGCGCGATCCGCGCATCAGCGGCACCGGCTCGCAGATCGCCTCAGGCACGTTTACGGTGCAAAGCGGCGCGACTTTCGCCCTCGCCTCGGGCGCGATCTTCACCGCCGCCAACCCGATCTCGCTCGCGGCCGGTGGCACGGGCGTGGCGCTTACTGATCCGGGCGCGTCCCGCCTGCTCGGGTGGGATGACAGCGCGGGCGCGGTGGTGTGGTTTAATCTCGGCGGCGGCCTCGCCATCGACGCCACCACTTTGAAAAGCAACCAGCTCACCGCGACCGGCGTGCTCAACTTCCCCAGCATCGCGGCCTCGGGCGGGCACCAAGACCTTACCATCTCGGTGAGCGGTGCCACGGTGGGCAACGCGGTGGCCCTCGGCCTGCCAGACGCGCCTGCGGCCGGTATCGTCTTTAACGCCTACGTCTCGGCGGCCGACACGGTAACGGTGCGTGCCACCAACGCCACCGCCGGGGCCATCGACCCCGCCTCCGCCACCTACCGCGTGGTCGTGTTCCTCTACTAGCCCTCGCCTCCCCTCGCTCGCCATGGCCGACCAAGACCTGAAATACAAAATCACCACCACCGCCGACACGAGCGGGGCGGAAGCGGTCTTGGCGGCGCAGGAAAAGATCCGCGAATCCAACAATGCCCTCGCGAAGCAGGCTGATGAAGCGGCCGCCGCCGAGTCAGGCAAAAGCGAAGGAACCGACCGCGAAGGTGCAGCCCAAAGAGAGAAGG